ACTGGCTTTCCTAGATTTTGTTCTTTTGGGATAAGGAATTATCGAAACACAAGTATAAATCCAAGAATTTATAATCATATTATCCTTTCCACAACCAATGTATCAAGGCGATGTCTTGGGCGGTAGCTCCTCCGCCCTCTTGCGCTCTTTTGCCATGTATTCGTCCATGCTAATTACCTTAACCTTCTTGCTTAAATCTTGCATTGTCGTTCCTGCGTGTGCCACCTTTGCAATCATAATCATTACCAGAAAAATGAATAACGTGAAACAGACTATCCAGATTAGAAACCGCACTGATACTTCCCACCTTTTCTTTTACCCCTCATTTCACTGAAGTAACATTTTCTAGAACAATACTTCTGATCTTTGTTGTCTCCGATCAGGGTAATAATTATTTTGCACTTTGGTTTTTTGCACTTGACTTTTCCGTGATGGATCTTTGGTCTTCCTGCTCCCATTATTTTTCTCCTTATTGTTTAAAGTATGTCGCCTTCTTGGTCTCTTTCTTCTTTCCAATTAGGCCACATCTTAGACTGTTGTTTTACTAATAATCTTTCTTTATCGCGGTCTTTATCACTTACCCGCTTTGCTATTCTACTTTGCTCTCTGGCAAAAAGTTGTCTTTGAATAGGCTTTTCTAAAGTATCCTTAACAGACCATCCGGCATTAAGGCGCATATAAATAGTTTTATTTTTTAACCCAGTTTTCCTAGCCCATTCTGACACAGACCAGGTTTCTCCGTTGTGCGTTAAACTTCTTTCAACCGTCATGCGACCCTCCTTTTAATAACTAATTTTTGTCTTCTTGGATCGCCTAAACCAGTTTTAGCTCTTTTTAAAATAACTTTGTGGTTGTTTCTATTCAATTCTTCTTCAGTCTCATAAAGTCTTGCTGTTGTAATGATGGACCTCATTTTGTCTGAAACACGGTAATAATGTTTTCGGCCTTCTTTCTGCCTATTGAGCATGTCAAGCATAACCATATCTTCAAGAAAGCAATGAACCGTATAAGCCGTGTACTTACTTCCTTCTTGAATCACGTGCTTAATAGGCTCGCGATCCGAATCTTCTTTATTTAGAAGCCACACTTTTCTCAGAATTTCTTCGTCTCGTTGGTTAATAGTATCAAGCGCTATTCTTCTAATTAACGGAAGATCCTCAAGCGTAGCTTCTTCACGCCCGTAAAGAAAAGCCCGATAGACAGCAATATTACTAATCATTTTTGCAAATCTTATTCCAGTTTCGCTGTAAGGAGCAGACTTGATATAGTCTCTACGAAACTTATCCCGACTAACAACTCCACGCATTGCAGCCACGTAAAGGGATATGCCTTTTACAGCCTCCTGAAGTTCAGGACTTAGCTTTGGAAGTTTAATTCCTTCCTCAGCCTTCTTCATTATGTTTTTAACGCAGCTATAAACCATCCGAGCGCAACGATCTTCGTCTGCCTTAAAGGTTTCTCTGGAAGACGATGAAATAGCTTTATCAATAGCGCCTTCGGCAAAGGCTAAATCATTGCTGCGCCCAATGTTAAGCTTAGCAAACCGCTCACCTAAAGCTTGATTTGTTACAGCCTCATTGTAAATATCGTCTGTAACTGCGGCCAATAGCCCAAATCTAAGTTTTGTGTAATTACGAGTTACGCCATTTCCAAAGCTTTTAGAGGTATATCCATCATACCCATCTCTAAGCTGTGCATTGATTTCCATCTTTTCTGACTCTGGCATAGAAGTAACAGTTGAAAAATCTTTAATAATGAGAGACATTCTATTGCCGTCCAGCTTAGCAAAAACCGACGGATCGCCTCTTTTTGTTTCCATTCCAGAAACTAAAGCATGTGTAGTTACGGAGCTAAGAGAATACCCTATTTCTTCGTAAGGCTGACAAAGATATTTAAGGCCATTAATGACTTGAGTTTTTCCAGAAGAGGGCGGTGCAACTAAGAACATCCAGACCGGATCCGTATCAAACATATTGGAAATCATGATTATTATTGCAAGCTCAATGCTCATGTGGTTTGGCTCATGAAGTAGCTCGTCATAAGACCTAAGTACGTCTTGAATAGTTATGGAAGGGTCAACCTCGGGCGCCTTATTCTCTTCTAGCATTGCTTCAACTTCCTGGGTAATAGAAGTCCTTGGCTTTGGCTTAAGCAACGCGCTAAGTAACCTAAAGCAGCGTTTTGGAGTATTTTTTAAAACGCCATATCTTATTATAAAATCTCTTGAGTCAAATCCGTTAGGTTTTCCGGCTGGCCAATGGCAAAACTGTAATTGCTTTGCCGTTTTACTAAGCCTATCCAATACAATCATTTCTCCTTTTAAGCCTGCTTCGTCATGGTCATATAATACGGAAACGACTTTGCCCTTAAAAAACTCGGCCCACTCGGGTTTGAAAGTGCCTGCACCCGGAGAGCAAACCGCCCTACCCATTTTTTTTGCAGCATCAAGAAGCCACTGTACTGCAATGGTATCCCACTCACCCTCGCAAATATATACCGACTGAGGGTTGACTTTGACGAGCTCAGAAAGGCCAAACAAACCAGTCGATCTCCCAGCGGTAGATATAACCTTGCCTCCGATTCTGTATATTCTAAGATCAACCAGCTTTCTGTCAGCCCCGCGGACTGCAATAGTATAATGTCCAGCATATCCAAGTTCGACCCAATTAAAAGCGCATTTTGGCAATCCTCGATCTTCTGCAAGAGCTTCAATATGCTCTGGGGTAATTTGTTGAATGTTTCGCTCATTGATTTTCTCCAGGAATTTTTGGGAATTTCCTGAGGAAGAACAAACTTTGCAATCCCACAAGAGTTTTTCCCAGTTAATGTAAAAGTGCTTCTCTTTCATGCAAAATGGACAATCACCAACTACCTGCGTGTCTGCCAATGATCTTAAATTAACTCCGTGCATCGTAAACATTTTAAGCTTCTTAAACCTGTCTTCTGTCAAATCTAGTTCACTCATTTTAATTCCTTTGCTTCGGCCCAAGTTGTAAAAGTTATTTTGCACCCAACAGGAATGTCCACCGGCAGCCCAACTTTTTTGCTGTCTCTTTGCATTTCTTTTTGTACTGCTGATATAATTTCATTCCTGTATTTTTTGTCCGCATGTTCAGATACTTCTACAACAAGTTCATCGTGAATAGTTAAAACCATTTTAGCTTCCCACGATTTGGTAGCCCTTAACAAGGGGCCTATTCTACAAATGGCTCTTTTGATCATGTCGGCACACGGACCTTGAATATCGTAGTTTACAGCTTTATAAGCAAATCGTGGATCTAAATAGTATCTACGCCCAAAAACATTTTCTATCATTCCCGCTTTTTCTGCCATTCTAGTTTTTCTTTCTACGTACTGACTTACACCAGGAAGTCTGCGATCAAATTCGTCTATAATATCTTGAGCTTCTTCGCGTGAGCATCCAAATAGCGCTGCTCCTGCTTTGGCTGTTCCCCCGTATTGTTTTAAAAACATTGTTGTTTTTCCTTTTTTACGGTGTATTGTTTTTCCAGGTTTCCAGTCTGGCAGATGCCCCCATACCTGGTTGCCTACAGCTTCATGAACATCTTTACCTTGTAATAGCGCTTCCATTAAGATTTTATCTCTGGCTTGAAACGCAAATAGCCATACTTCCATTTGGCTATAGTCTAAAAGATACCAAACATGGCCTGGTCTAGGACCCATAGCTTCGCGCGGCTTAAGCTCAATATCAGCTTTCTTTTTTACACTATCTGGGGAAGCTACTTGCTGAAGATTGGGGTCCGCGCATGACAGCCTGCCAGTAACTGTAGCTTGACGAAAATTTGGGTGTAATAACCAACACTCCTCGTCTTTGGCCATAAATCTCTCATAAGAATTTATAAACTTTTGAACCATAGACTCTGAAGCCTTGTACTCCAAAACCGCTTTAGCTAATGGATCTTTTTCCGATAAACGTAGAAGCTCGTCATTGTCAATGCTTGGAGCGCCTGAGTCCGTCCTATTGTATACTCTGTTGCCGCGCTTCTTAACAAACAACTCTACCATTTGCTTTGGGGAATTAACATTAAGATCTTTTGCGCCAAGCTTCTCCATTTTCTCTTTCCATTTAGCTGAATACGCGCCATAAAACTTTCTAAGGCTTAATAAATTTTCTGGAAAACAATTGACTCCATTAGCCTCCATTCTATAAAGCTCTTTCATTACCGCTATTTCACCTTCATAAACAGGCTTCAAAGATGGAGTTTTTTCTAATTCTTCAGATAACCCCGCAAATAATGGCATTGTCATTTCAAGATCTTCAAGCGCATACTCCATTAAAACATTTTTATCCGCCAACCAATAATCTGATCTCCAATGTTCTTTTGTGCCGTGGGTTTCTTCGTTAGCAATATTCCATTTTAGTTTCTTAGCTTGAAGCCGCGCTTTTTTTGTGCTATCTTCAAGAGCTTTCTGTTTAGTATTATCCATTTCTAACCACTGTAAAGATAAGTTTTTAAGACCGTAAGAAAACAAAGACCCACCCGTTAAAACATGGGCCAAGAATTGTGTATCATGTACTTTTGTCCAATCAAATTTTATTCCAGAAAGTCGCGTCATCCTAATATCAAAAGACAAATTATGGCCAACCTTTATAATTGCTGGGTCGCCAAGAATTTCTGACATTGCCTTTAGATCCCTGGAAACAATATTAACTTTACGAGTTGTGGGGTTTACTTCCCAACGAATAAAGGCAGAATTACCGTGTAGGTCTTTAAAGGCAAATGCAAAAGGTCTAGCGGGACACATAGCGTATTTGGTATAAATTGCACTTTTCCAAGGGTTTAACCCTGTGGTTTCGGTATCGTATGCTATAATTGGGCCTTTTAAAGACGATAATGACATTGATTTTTCCTTTGGGATTTTAGAATGCGCGTTGATGTGCAGTCGCGCCCCTGCCTGTGCTTTTTACTTCTTCTTTGCTGTTTTCTTAGCTGGTGCTTTTTTGGTTGCTTTAGCCACGGCTTTTCCTTTCGTTGGTGTTACTTTTTTTGCTTTTGATGGTTTTTCTTCTTCTTCCTCTTCTTCCTCGGATTCGTCTTCTTGATCCTCTACCTTGGGGATAGATAGACGGTCAACAGCGATTCCTTTGAAGTTTGTTTTCCCTGCTTTAACATCAACTGTGCCTTTTTTTTCATCAATGGCAGTTATTTCTCCAGACACTTTTTCGCCTTTCTTTGAGGTAAACTCAACAGTTATCCCAACGTCAAGCTGAACGTCATCTTCTTCTTCAGACTCCTCCTCAGACTCTTCTTCTGATTCTTCTTCGTCTTCTGATTCTTCAGATTCCGATTCTTCTTCATCGTCATCTTCGTCATCATCTTCGCTTTCTTCATCATCACTCAAGGCATTTTCGCCAGCATCAATTTCAGAAATAACCGTATCAAGATACGTAAACTGTCCACTGTTTCCGGTTTTTAAACTAATCTTGACTTCTGGTTTTTGATCGTCAATCAATTTAGCAACTTCTGGAAGCTGTTCCAAATCGTCCAAGTCAATCCCAAACTTGCGAAGGTCACGGATCAAATATGCTGGACCATCTTCTTTTTCAACGTTGCACCATTTGCTGGCTTTGGCGCCAACAAGGCTTTCATCTTCGGCGCTCTCAGTAATCTCAAAAATAAATACTAAGTGCATTTCGCCTGCGTTTGAGTTTTTGATTTCGCAGCTAGCAACTTTAGCCAAGTATTTGCCGTCAGGAATTTCGGCAAATCCGCCAAGTTCATCTGCGCGCTTTTTTTCCTTTGAGAAGTTTTTGTTAAACTTTGCCAACTTTGCTTTCATTTTTGCATCAATACCCATTTGATTCTCCTTTTTTTACTTGCGTTTAATAACAAGTTTTTTTGGTTGAGCAACCGCCTCTTCACGAGCGATTTGCAGTTTATTATTAAAAGCGGCAACAAAGTTCCTATATGCTTCACGAGGATTATTCCCCATTGGTATTCGGTCAAGAGGTGTACCATCCGTATCAAGAAAATGTCCCTCTACCCGATTACCTGCATCAACTTCGTCTGAGCCGCCTATGATTAAGTATCGTCTCTTCCCATCGTACTCGTAGTTTGCCCAAATGTCTACCAAGCCTTCAAGAATATCTTTGGCTTGCCCTGCCATTGAAGCCCCTACCTTATTAAAAGTGTCTCCTTTTCTTGTTTTAAACTCCTCGTCCTTGCTATGGCTTATGAATATAATTCCTTTTCCAGAGTGAAGCAGCTCAGTTACCCATGCCTGAAACTCAGCCCGCACCGCTTTCCAGCCTTTACCATAACCTTCATCTGAAGGGTGGTCAATAACCATCTTTTTGCAGATATACTCCATGCAAAACTCATAAGCATAATCTGCAGTATCAATAGAGGCAGTTTTAAAGCGATCGTCTTTAATAAATAATCTTGTGTACTCGCGCAGCTCCTTCCAATTGCGACAAGGTACCTGATACATTTCCTGAGCTTTTCCACCCGGCTCACACATCATTCCTAACATCCCCTCAAACTGAGCCGTAAAAGAAGTTTTACCTATTTTCTTTTTACCGTACATCAAAATCGAATAGTCTTGAACCTCATCCGATCTCTCAGACTTATGCTTTGGCAAGCTAAGCTTACCAATTGGCTCTTCAGCTTTTTCAATTCTTTTACTGCTTTTTTTATTGCCTTTTAGTATTTTAATAGCCATTTGCTTCTCCTTTATAGGTCCTCAAGTTCTTTGAAGACTACTTTTCTTTTTGCCAAAGAATTAAACTCATCTCTTCCACACACGGGCAGATACAAGCACTTGCCGTATTTGCCAATACACTCATAAGTATTTTTATAGTGCGGAGCCAAGCCTTTCCACCAATTCCACATATCCTGAAGAAGAGAGGTTAACTCGGCTTTGAAGGCCAACAACTCTTTCTCAGATGTTGGGCTTTCCATGCGCATGAAGTAAAACTCTGGCCGCTTCTCAACGTCTTTCTTTACGCGCTTGGCATATTGAACTACTGTTTCACTGGTATTCATTCTTAGGGCTGTTCGTCTAATAACATTATAAAGACAGCCTCTAGGCACTGGACTTGAGGTGCCTCCCCAAGTTTCTAAAAGATAAAGCATAACTTGAGTTTCAAAGCTTAAAGTTTCCGATATTCCTCCTTCATCGATCATAGCTTTAAATTTAGTTTCAAAAAGCCATGTCCCTTTTGTCCCTTGAAAAGTTCCGTCTTTTTTTCCTCTTAGCGGAATGCTAACTTTTTTACCATCTGCCCCGACTATCGGTAACCACATAACCCACTTCTCTTCCAGAGAAAGCCATTTCTTTTTAGTAAAGTCGTCTCTCCAATAGTCAAAGTAAAGCGGAAGCACAACTTCCATGACTGCCAAGGCCTTGTCCACCATTACCCTAGCTTTTGTATCAAGCCGCACATGCTCTTGATTCCACATCTTCTCAACTATATCAGTGTACTTTCTAATACTTTTTTCAGACGGAGGGGAGGTAAGTTTTCCGGCTTTTACGTCCAAATAGGCATACTCTAAAACCGCATGGCCAACGTTCCCGTCAACTAACGCTTCTTTAGCATACCTACTTTCCCATCCCTGGAGGTAAAATCGGGCCTTTTGACGGCAAGACAGCCACATAGAAATAAGGCTTTGCGTCACGCCATCGCGTTCCATCTCGTAAAAAGTCTTGCTCATTTCAAAGCCTTTTGTGCGGCGGCTTTTTTAGCCTGCCCTTTACGAGAAAGCTTATTTGCACAAACTATACAAAGATTTGTTTTTTTCATAAAACGATTTCTTAATGTTTTGCAATTTATGCAAATTAAAGGCATATCATATTTCTCAGAAACTTCTTTATTCCATTTGCTTTTGCTCATTTGGCTTCTCCAATTTGTAATGCTGCTATTGCCGGTAATTCGCCTGCTGCTATTGCTTCAATTTCGCCATGCATACTAGCTAGATTAAACGTTACCATAGAAATTTGTTTTTCGCGCTTTGCCCAGACTTTCTCCATAGCTCTTCTTTCAGAGTCTAAATCAGCCTTCATAGTTCTATACGATTCAACAATCCCTTCAATCCTTCCTTTAAACTCAAGACCAGTCATATATTCGTAAACTAAAACTGCCTTGTCTTTCTTTCCAGCCTGTAAATACTTTTCTTTAGCCGCTCGCATAAGGCCTTGACGAATAGCATGAGCCAAAGGAATACAATTTCCTGGAGAAGAAACCCAGACACTTTCCACTTCACCAAATTCCTCTAAACCTTTAGGAAGGGTCTCAGTTGCAATCAAACAAACGTCGGCTTTAGCATTTCGAGCATCGGCTTTGATCTTAGTAATCCAGCCGTCTGACCAAGCTTTAGTCCTCTTTATTTCCCAAAGCATTCTTCCGCATTCTGTGCCGGCCTTATTCTTAAAAATATGCAAAATATCCCCACCTTTGATTCCAGGGGATACAGGGTCAATCACGTCAAAAGGAAACTGAATCCTAAGCATTTCCTCAAGCTCAGCCTCAAACGTTTCGCCTTGGGCCTGTTGAGAGCCTTGCTCCATGCGTCTTTTAAGTTCCTCAACTTGTGCCAGTGTGTCTGCTAACTTTTTGTCTTTCTCAGAATCTTTAGCGCGATGATCCTCAACTATTCTGGCAGAAACTCTGGCCTCTATGCTTGCCTTCTCTTGTTCGAGCTTACGTTGAACCTCTAGGTCTATGTCCTTGGCTTTTTGCTCAAGTTCGGTCTTTTGCTTACGCAATGACAATTCGTTAGCATTAGCTTTGTCAAGCTTTTCCTGAAGAGAAATAACGCTTTCGTTAGCCTCCTTAAGGATTTTATTTTTTTCAACAGCTAATCTTTTGGCCAGTTCTTTTTCAACACCCGCCTCCATTTTTTTAGCCATGGCCTTGTCAAGCTCAAACTCTTCACCGCAACTTGGACATTTAATTAAATCAGACATTTTTTTTCTCCAGAAATTTACAGGGTTGACAGGATTTTTACCTGCTGGCGATTTTGGTGATGCTCAAGTATAGGTTCGGTATCCTACGACCTACTGCTTTATGTGACTTTTTGCATTCTCCGGCAGTTCGCTTAATCTGCCTATATTTTGCGGGTTCATCCCGCCACAACCCTGCTTATTTTACTTTTTATTTTTAGACGCCTTTTTCTTGGCACTGTAAGCCTTAAGCTTTGCCTTAGTCTCTTCGCTCATCGTAACCTTGGGCTTAGCCGGACGATCACTTTTTGCACGCACTGCCTTAACCTTGCCACTTGGCACATTTTTCTGGCCTTGAAGCTTACCGGCATTGTACATGCAGCGGTAAGATGCCACGTTCTTAAGCGTCGGCAACGACCCAGTTTTTCCCTCAATTGCTTTAGCAATCTGCTCATCAGTTAACGCTGACACAGCTTGCCCTGCAAAGATTTCAAGATAAAATGCACTTACGCCTTGTCGCACTTCTTTTTTGTTTGCTTTCACTTTTTTGTTTCCCATTTTCACTTCTCCTTGTTTTTTACTTTCCATTATAATCCCCATAAACTTGCTCATTCTTTGAGTCATTCTATCAACTCTAAATTCTCTGATTGCTTGCAAGTTTTGAAGAACTGATTTTGGCATTGGAATTCTTGCCTCTATATAAGCGCTAGCTTGCAGCTCGTACCCTATGCGGGTCTGCAATAACTCGGCGTCAACCTCGGGAATTTTTATATCACAAACTGTTGGCCACCATTTTCTAATTACTGTATACTGTAAAGACCAATTGTCTGCGCTTGCCCATTCTTTTTGAAACTTGTATAATAGTGAAAAATCAAGATTGCTTGAAAAGCTCAAGCTGGGTTTGATTTCTGGAATAAACTCTGCAATCTTTTTTATCGGCTTTTTTCTCTTCAGAAACAATGGCATGGCCTTTCCCCTTTTCTATAACTTTAAACTCTTTAAACAAACATTTGGGATTTTTATTCAGGCAGCGCGTGAAGACACATTTAGCCCCATCACTTTTTCGAGTGTAGAGCCTTTGTGTAATAGATTTTTCTCTGCAGGTATAACAATAGTGAAGCATCTCGCACGCCCTTTGTCGATCCGGTCTGGAGAAGTCTGGGCGTGCGACCCGTACCATTTCTGGCTGACTTCGTCCAGCCGGATCATTTATTAATCCGCACTAGATTTAATTGAATAAATGTATATTAGACTTGTATTTGTAAGTTGTATACCAGTAATTAAACTATTTTACCCGCGACTTTTTTTCTTAAGTATTGCTCTTTTAGCTGCATATTCCCGATCAGTTGACATTCCTTCAAGCCCAAAACGGAAAGCCACAACTTTATCATATATCGACTGCAACCACTGATGCTGCGCGGGAGTAAGAGTTTTTTCTTTTGCCAGAATTCCTGCGCACTCCACAATAAACTGAAATTCTTTATGAGTAAAATCTGCTTTATGCCAATCCATTAAGACAGTCATAAGGTCAACGGCTTTCATACAGTTTCTCCCCAAAGAGTTACTGGAATTTCGGCATGCTGAAGTACATTCCATCCACCGTCAATATTTAATTCCTTAACCCTAACTTCTTTTACTCCGACGTTAATCAAAGCCCTGGCACAATCTACACACGGCGCATAGCTGCAATAAAGAATTGAGTCTCTAAGAGCAGTCCCGCGTTTAGCGGCCTGACAAATTGCATTAATCTCAGCATGTATATTTCTTGTGCAAGGAGAGCCACAAGTCCCTGGTTGATACCCCATAGAGCCGGTTTTAGCATCACAATGGTTAAATCCCCTTGGCGGAGCGTTATAACCAGTTGCCAGGATCTCGTAGTCGGTATTTACAAACACGGCCCCCACTTTCCGCTTGAAGCAATCCGACTTAGACTTTACAACGTCGGCTATAGCGCAGAGATATTCATGCTTTGTCATAAGGTTTTTCCTTAGGTTCTTTAAATATAAAATATTTTTCCATTCCTTTTTCTATTACAATTTGCCCTTCCCATTGACATTGACCGGCTTTTGCAATTTCTTTACCTTCAATGCTTGTTACTGCTTCAGCACATAGATTTCCGTTTATATCTCTTGAAACATTTTTAAGTTTTAACTTAATCATGCCGCAGCCTCCAATCTATCATTTACTGGAAACTTAACCGTTTCATACCAGCCTGAACAAATCCCAACAAAAGTATCCGGTTTCTCCAGAATTTCCGCCACCGTCCATTCGTGGTCAAGATAATGTTGAAAATGCGGCACAATATTATCGATCATTGTATTAGCAACCTGATAGCAATTCTCATAAATATGCGCATCCCCAATCATAATCCCTACACCGCCAAACTTAATACCCACCGAGTTAAATATAGCCTGGCCTAACAAATAGTAGGTCATCAAGTCATACGGAATTCCAATAATAACATCAGCCGACCGCTGATAAACTGAAATAAATCCTTTCCCTGCAACAATATAGAGGTTGAAGGCAAACGGGCACGGCACATTTTTATCAAACCCTTGACTCATTAACCCATCAGTCCCCGGATTCCATGAAATCACGAGGGCCTGGCGCGTGGACGGATCTTTTTTAAGAAGCCCAATAGCCTCCTCTATTTGATTTCTTCCAAACTCATGTACCCACCTATACCCATAAGCCGTGTTAATAAACCCAGGCCGATCCTCAAACTTCTGCCAGATTTTAGTATGCTTAGACAGCCACTCTGTACTTCTAGTCCCAGACAGCATCCAGGCCACTTCGGCCGCAGCAATCCGAGGCAGGATCTTTCTGGTAGAAAATAGCTGATTGGACTTCAACTCAACCGTTTGATTAAGAAGCCTTCGGGTTTTAAGCCCAGTTCTTTGATTGGGTTCTTCAATCCCATCTACTAACACTCGAAACACTAAGTCCATGTAATTCATGAAGCCTCCGTCATGTTGGTTCCTTCACCTATCATAACTGCATACAAAGCGCAGTAATTAGCCAAATCTTTAAGCCTTTCACGTATAGGCTCAGACTCCAGCTGTCCCTTTTTTGCATGGCTCATAATTGCATTCCAATGCTTATCCATGTACACTGTCAGCACTTGCTCAGGCTTAATGCCAAGCTTAGCTGCAGTTGCTTTTATTTCAGAAAACGGCACGCCTTCTGGATTATAATCCGCACCTTTTTTTTCTAGAATTGCAAGACATTCAATAAAAAAGTCTTTAAGACTATTATCTCTTTCTACCATACTCATCTTGATTTCCCCCTTAGGCTTTGGTACGCATAGCTAAATACTCTGCGCATTTGTATTTTACTTAATCCATCTTCATATAACACTTGCATAAGCTTATCAGCAAGCACTTTCTTATACTGGCTAGACATGCGCTCGGCTTTAATAGCCGCTTTTTTGTCGTTCTTCATTAATCTCCCCTTTCCTGGAAAAGTACTGATATATGTTCTCAGGCGTCATACTTAACGCAATTGCCTTGCTCATAAGAAACTTGAGGTCATCAATAACTTCCATGCGCGCAGCTTCAAGGTCCAGCGGTTTGGTTGTTTTCTTCCAGTGTTTCCAATTAAGTTCCTCAATCAATTCCGCATTCTCCATAATCGCGCATAAGCTTAACTCCTTAAGCCATCGATTTACTTCCGCAGGCGGCATGTTTGGCGTCAAGCCAAACTGCCTAGCAAACTTTAATTGATCCTCATACATTTGGCCTAACCTATCTTGCCCAATCACAGGGACCCAAGTCTTACCTTTAATCATTTTACTTTCTTGTCTTTCCATCATCTTATCCCTTTCAAAGCCCCACGTTTAAATGCGCTCTTATACCACGAGAAATGCCGCTCGTTGAATTTACTTTCTGGGAAAAAACTTTTAACTTCTTTCAGCGTTTTCTCATAGCTATTCTTTGCCTCCGTCTTTAGTAAAGCCTTCATTAAGGCCGTTATACTTCCATACTTAGCTTTCTTAGTCATTACGCACGCCCCTTTCTCTTCATATAGACATGACTCCCAATAGTCACGGTTACCTTCATATCCTTCATCCAATACGGTTTTCCAAATCGATCAACGTTCTCCCAGTGCGTTGCCCCGCAGGTTATATCCTTCCCGCACGCCCTGTCATAAGCCGACTGCACCCAAGCCCTTCTTGCCATCTTCCACACCCAAGCCGGCTCCTTCTTAACGTGGGGAGCATGTTCCCCATATACCCCTTTCAAAGTCCCGCGATTGCGTATCGCATGGGCGCAGGCCAGCATCGCCCGATACTTTAGCTCCAGGTTTGCCCCGCCTTCCCCCGACACTTCCCCGATTATCGCGGCAATGGCTCTATCCGCAGGGATTTGCGTATCCGAAGCATAGGCCAAGGTGCATGAACTAAGCGTCACGGCTATTAACGTCACTATGGCAGGTTTATACATTGCTCACCTCCGGGATTGTGGTGAGGTATTGTCCTTTTCCAACTCCAAGTTCGCATTCTTCCCGATCAAAATGTGATCGGCAGACGTTAGCCCAGTAACCCCTGGAAGGAAGCTTGGCATCATAGCAAGCTTCGTGCGTTTCGCCAACTAAATGGCAGAGGTCGCATTTCGGAAGTGAAGCAACAAGTACAACGTTCTTAAGTTTTGGTTTGATCACGGTGTGTGGCATTTGCGAGCCTTTCGTTTATTTGTTTATTGTCTACTGATGTAATCTTCCGCTAACATTCTCGGAGTGATACGGTAAAAATGAAGCTGCGCCTCTAAGCTGTAAAGAAACGCAAACTCTCTAGCGTCTTTTTCCAACGCCTCAATTCTTTCTTCTCGTGTTATATCAACTTGTTGAATGTTTGTTCTACGATAAAGATTTGCTTGGTTCTCTTTTTCGTAGTGAAAAAAGAACTCGGACAAATTAACTTCTACCATGCGGTTTTGAATATGTTCAGGATTTGTTGTAGGGTATACCATTTTATTTTTCTCCCCAGCATTCGGTTTCGTATTGGATCTCTCTGTCTTTGGCTTGCTCTTCAACGGAGTCTGGTTGAAACAGGGAACAAATAAATTTCAATAAGCTTTTCATGTAAGTCTCCTTTTTAGCTCATAAGCATGCCGTTTATGAAGATCGCCTAGACTAAGCATTGCGTTAATCCAATAACGGTCATTCCCAAACGCTTTTAATATAGAGAAAGCCTCTGCGGCTTTGGAACGGACGGGGACGGCGATCATGTGCCGATTGTCCGTAGCTCGCAACCCACCAGTGAAGGCGTCCTTAGCCGCAGGGCTTTTGTTAATCTGATTTTTGTCTTGATTCTGGTCCATTGCTTTGCGAGCCTTTTGTGTTGGTGTTTCTCTTTATATAGTAACCACACCAATGTCAATAATTCTGCAAGCTGTTTTACATACAAAATCACACATATCATTTGTGTTTGAAAAAAACGCTTGTTGCCCAATTCCGTACGTTATTACCCAACTTTTAACTTGTTTCATTGCGAGCTCCTTTAGTTGTTTGTTTCGTTCCGCATTCGTTAATTAAAATATATCATGCTTTTGCAGAAAAGAACAGTATTATTTTAAAATAATTTAGGGGGCCAAAAAGTTCCAATTTTCATTTAGGCACGCAGAAAACAGCCTGCTGCCCGGGAGCGTTGCGCTTTAAGTAGTCCTTAAGCTGCGTCGACACCGCCTCGCAGGCCGTCCCGCCGACAAACTCCTGCGTGTGAACCGCGGTAACGTTCCCGCCGCTCGAGATAATAATTATAAACAAAATGTAAATCATATTTTTAACCTCCTATAAGAATCAAAGAGCTTCTCTATATATAGCGTCATCTCATCCCTATTCTGGCAAAAAACAATCTCAATGCCGTAGATCGCCCGAATTGTGTAAAGCTGCTTTACAATGCTTACTCCTGTTCTTTGGGATCTTGAATAGCCTTTAAGCACTTTGCTTAAGCTGCCTTCAACTATAATAATAATCTTAACTTTATCTGCTTCCGCCTTTCTTAACATATTCCGAAACCGCTCATATCCCTTTGAAAGGCTCCCAAACAAATCCGCAATCGATTTCCTCTCAAATATCACCGGCACCATGCTCTCATCGTCAAGCTCACACCCATAATCCCCAAACGGCAAACACGCCTTGGCCGAAGGCCAGGCAAACTCAAGGGGCCTTTGTTCGCGCGTATCAATTAGAATTTTCATACACCTTCCTCAGGATCAAATCCTTCTCTTTTAATACAGTTTATGACCGTGCCCAGATCAGAAGCAACTCTCTCCAGTCGATAGAGAAGTTCTTTTGAGGCCTTTAACTTCTTAAGCCGCTCTCTTTCCTTCTTAACTGCAAGCTGCGCCTCTACAATATTCATCATTCCTCCTCCTTCCAGTTAGCCCTAGGGGAGCTATCTATTAACCCTTTTTCATATGCCCATTCTAATACACTGAATTCTAAGGTTTTACTTGCCCTTGATTTACCGTTTTCCCATTTAGAAATTGTTACCTGTGAAACTCTAAGTTCATTCGCTAATTCAACTTGAGACATTCCTAAAGTTGCTCTCCATTCTACTAATAATTTTTCAAATTCTTTTGGTATTTTATTTGACATTAGTTTCTCCTTTCATTGAAAAACATTATATAGAGAAGAAAGTCTTTTGTACATACTTTTTATTAACGTTTATACTAAATAGTATGATTATAACTGCGTTTTAGTCGTAAACTATTGGTACATATAGCTTTAAGCCCTATAGTTGCGCAGATAGCATACACTAGCTATACTATTATCTTAGATTGATAAGCATATTTTTAATTTTTAATTAAGATATTAACTAAAATACTATGCCATGATAGGGCTTATTCGCGCAACTATCGTATCAAATTGCTATACGCACCAACGCTTTAAGTAGCCTTTTTGAGCAAAACGCAGTTATATTAAGAATATTGAGAATAATTATTATTAAAACTCATTTTATTTTAATCCTTGCCCAAAGTCATTTGCGCATTCATTTCCAGCATAGCAACTGCGGGGAAACTATTTCTCTTACTCTTTTCGCATTCTTGTTATACTTAAATCATGAAACGGAAACTAAGCGGAAAAAAACCAGGCAATCCAAATCCTTCACCTGCTACACGATTTAAACCGGGTAATAGATACCCAGGTCAAGGTAAAAGAAAAATTCCTAATTCGGAACTTATTAAATTTACAGCCCTTGTAATTGCTGAAACAATTAAAAAACTTCAAGCTCTTACAACTCCAGAATTAGAAAAAGTTTCTCGATCAAACGAAGTACCTTCTCTTGAACGCACTATTGCACGGGGAATGATAACAGATATTAGATCCGGTTCTCTTTATAACTTTGATAGGCTCTTAGCGCGATCAATTGGCAATGTACCTACTAAACAAGAAATTTCTGGATTAGATGGAGCGCCATTAGTACCGCCTCAAATTGTGATCCAGGAGGTAGAGCCTAATAGAGAAGAGGCTCCTAAGCCTAATGATAATCCAAGTACCGCCCAAGGTTAGAAAGGTTCTCTATAACGAAGAAGCCGACCGCAAGGCACTATACGGCGGAAGAGGCTCAACCAAGTCCTGGTCCGTCGCGGATTACCTGCTAACTCGAACCGCGTATGCTAAAAGACGGGTTTTATGTACCAGAGAAATTCAAGGCTCAATAAGAGATTCAGTTTACCGTTTGCTCTGCGACCGAATATATCATCATAAGCTCCAAAACGTTTACGACATTCAAAGGGACTGCATTTATGGGATATTTGGTTCAGAATTCCTATTTAAAGGCCTTAGGCAAAACATAAGCGAGATAAAGTCAACCGAAGGCGTTGATATTTGCTGGGTCGAAGAAGCTGAAAAGGTATCAAAAGACTCTTGGGATACTCTAATACCAACAATCAGAAAGCCAAAGTCAGAAATCATTCTGACATTCAACCCCGAAGATGAGAACTCAGACACCTACACCAGATTCGTTGAAAAAGACGGCAAGCCCGTTTCTCAGCCAGGGCTTGTCAGCGCCTTTGTCAACTGGTGGGACAACCCATGGTTCCCAGAAGTGCTGCGGCGGGAAATGCTCTGGTGCAAGCAAAACGACCCTGAAAAATACGACCATGTGTGGGGAGGGCGACCAAAGAAATACGGTCAAGCGGTTATCTTTAAGAATAAACTTCGGGTTGAAGAATTCGAACCAGCAGGCGAAGGCACTCAGTTCATGTTTGGCGCAGATTGGGGTTTTGGTGTTGACCCTTCTTGTTTGGTTCGTATGTTTATTCGGGATCGTAAATTATACATTGACCGGGAATTCTACGGGTACGGTATTGAGATTGACGATTTGCCTCGTTGTTTTGATGGCGTTGAACACTCTCGTAAGTTTACAATTCGTGGGGATTCTTCCCGTCCTGACACAATCTCTTACATGTCGAATCAAGGATTTAATTGCATCGGTGCAGAGAAAGGTCCAGGAAGCGTAGAAGATGGAATCGAATTCCTTAAAAACTTTGAAGCCATTATTGTTCATCCAAGTTGTACAGGTAGCGTGGGTGATTTCTCAAATTACCGTTGGAAGGTTGACAGAATTACAGATGAAGTTTTACCTATTCCTGTGGATAAGTCAAATCATGCTTGCGACGCTGCTCGTTATGCGCTCGAGCCGTATATGAAAGGAAACGTCAGTATCTACGACGTAATGTAACTATGGACAACCAAATCAAATTTTCCGTTGTTTTCCCCACCCGTGAAAGAATCTTTTTGCTCAAGCAACTCCTCAGTTCTCTCATCCAGAACACGTGCAACACCAAAGAAATTGAAGTTCTCATTGCCGTTGATTCCGACGATGTCATTACCCAGGAATACCTAAACACCTACCCGTTACCCTTCGTTCATATGCACGTTGTGGAACGCTCCCTCAATTTCTCTCGTGATTATTACTCTTACCTCGCATCCCAATCCAAAGGGCGTTGGATTATTACGGCAAATGACGACTGTGTTTTCGAAACTCCTGACTGGGACGTTCTTGCTTACGACGTTCTCAAAGACAAACCCAATGTTATTTACGGTTGGATCCAGGACGGCATTGACGGCTTCAGAGCCAAAGGTCACGGTAACTATTGCTGTTTCCCTCTCCAGGGACGTGCTGGTGTTGAAGCTTTGGGGGGAGTTTTCCCTGCTCGCATTCCAACTTGGGGTGCCGACATTTGGTGTAAGAACCTTTACGACGCAGTTGACTCGGTTGTTGAATTGCCCATTACGTTGCGACATTATTGCCATCACAACCAAACCCGTGAGCAAGACCACATCTCTAAGCGCATTATGGAGAACCAAGTTCCTTTCGACATGCGTCCGAACTATGAAGAAATCAACAAGCTGTTAGCCGCCCTTCGTAAGGAGGTTTCAAATGCGTGACATTATCTTCGATCCGCAAATGACCTCGTTCGACATGGCTTCCCTCGAGGCTTTGGTTGAGCAAAAACGTCCCAAGTGCGCCGTTGAGATTGGTTCTTGGAAGGGACTTTCTTCCAGCATCATTGCTCGGTACTCTGATCTTTTGTATTGTGTTGACACGTGGCAAGGTGCCCCGGACGAAGTTCACATGGTTAACGAAGCGAAGGAACGGTCAGTGTTGGAGGTTTTCCGAAGCAATATGAGCATCATGGGGTTGACCGAGAAGGTTCGTCCGATGCTTATGACCTCGGTTGAAGCGCAAAAGATCTTTGTTCCAGGGATCATTGATTTCATTTACATCGACGGGGATCACACCTACGAAGCTGTGATGGAAGACTTTAATTGGTTTGAACTATTAATGCCGGGAGCAATCATGGCTGGACACGACAACGACGAAGCTCACCCCGGAGTGCAAAGAGCGTTAAAAGAAAGCTTTGGGGAGCACTTCAAAGCTATGGATAAATCCTCGGTTTGGTTCATACAGAAGGCTCAATAAAAATGGCCACAAAGAAAACAAATTCAAAGCTTAAAGGTAAGGAAGTCAAGAACAATTCCATTGGTCCACTCACTAACCCGATGTCGGGTATTTTTGACACGTTCGGTTTGGGTGGAGGTGCTGCTGCTTCTTTGCCGTACGAGATTGCTAACAACAACTCTTACAACCTCATTTCTCTCCAGAGAGTCATGCTCACGTATGCGTATGTTCTCCATGGACCACTTCGCACGTTGGTGGATCAGCCTGTGTATGACGCTTTCCGTGGGGGCATTAAGATCAAGACTGACGAGGTTTCGCCTGAAGAAATCGAAGACCTTCACCGTGAAATGAAGAAACTCAAGGTCACCAAAAAGATTATCGAAGCCATGCGTTGGGACGGTTTGTTTGGTGGGGCTGGGATTATCATTAACACTAACCAGAATCCGGCATCTAAACTTGACATCGACCAGGTTAAAGACAATTCCCCCCTCGAGTTAATCGCAGCTGACCGTTGGGAACTTACCTGGAACGGTATTCCAACCTCGGAAAAAGCCACGTTCTCCTATTATACCAAAACAGTTCATCAGTCCCGTGTCGCCCGTATCGTTGGAGAAAATGCTCCTTCCTTGGTAAGACAGCGTTTACAAGGTTGGGGGATGTCCAAGATCGAATGCGTTATCCGTGAAATTTCCGCTTACTTTAAGAACAACAACGTTATTTTCGAACTCCTCGATGAAGCCAAGATCGACATTTGGAAAATCAAAGGTTTTAATTCTCAAGTTCTTTCCCAGTTAGCGCAAGGTAAAACGGCTAAGCGCATTCAAATGGCGACGTACATGAAGAACTTTTTGAACGCTATCACCCTTGACGCTGACGACGATTACCAACAAAAGACCATGACCTTCACAGGTCTAGCCGACATGCTTGAGCAAATTCGCATTGGAATTGCTGCTGCTGTTCGCATGCCCATGGCTAAGATCTTCGGGTTAGCTGCTAAAGGTTTCGCTTCCGGCGAGGACGACATCGAGAATTACAACGCTATCGTCGAGAACGAACGGGAAAAAGCCGAGGAAGTTTTGGAGTTAATCGTTCCAGTTATTATGATGAAGGTTTGGGGATTTGTTCCGGACGACTGGAAAGTGGAGTGGAAACCGCTTCGAGTGCTTTCGGCTGAACAGGAAGAAAACGTTAAGACCTCGAAGTTCGCCCGATACTCTTCACTTTTCTCCCAGGGAATTCTCAACCCGCAGGAATACTGCGAAGTGCTCAAGCAGGAAGGCATTCTTCAAATGGAAACCGAAGTTGCTAAGGGGGCTGAACCTGAACCCCCGATGATGGCACAAATGGACATGGGGGACGAGGGTGAAGGGGAAAACATTTCAGGGGCAAAGAAACCTAGTGGTGGGAAGAGTCCGACAAAGGAGAAAGAATAATGCGACGTCATGAGTTGCTTGCTGCTAAGAAGGATGAGCATCGGGAGTCACGGGTAATGTACGGTAAGACCGTAACCAAGGTTACTATAGACGGTAAAATCGATAGATACGAAGTAGATCAAAAAACCTTTAAGACCATTGAACAATTACAAGAGTACATACCTCAGTTAAAATGAAAACCCTTAAACCAATATACGACCGTGACGCTTACTCAGCCCCGATTGCAAAGGAGATTTACTACGCTTTGTATTTGGCTATCTTTGCTCCGCTTTTCCAGATCATGGAAGGCAAGCCGACGGTTGAGAATGCTTCGAGTCGTTACTTGGTTCAGGCTTTGCGCTCGGGAAAGTTACAATACGTCAACGGATTCTTCATTGGACAACTCAATTCAAACCTTTCAAAAGAACTTAGGGGCATTGGCGCAGTTTACAATAAAGTAAAAAAGGCCTATAAGCTGGAGACTGGCGACCTGCCCCAAGATGTACTGTTGGCAATCACAGAAGGTAACATCGAAGCAAAAGCAAAGTTAAGACAGGTCGAGGATTTCCTTAAAGCCGTTGAAGGGCAAAAGATTAAGGTGGGTGACCTTACTCCGCTCTTCGGGAAAACCTTACAGGGGTTGGATAAGCAATTCGAAACCACTACAAAGAAGGTCACGGGCAAAGAGTTAGGGATTCCTTTACGTCCAGAGTTGGTGGAAAAGCTTAAAGACGACTACACCGAAAACCTCGATCTTTACATCCAGAAATGGCACGATGAACAAATCCTGCGTTTAAGACAGAAAGTGTCTTCAAACGTACAGCAAGGTTTCCGAGCAGAGAACTTGATTCAGGATATCCAAGCGGAAAAGAAGGTATCCTACAATAAAGCGAAGTTCCTAGCCAAGCAAGAAACAAGCTTAATGGTTTCGAAGTACCGCCAAGTTCGTTACGAGGACGCCGGAGTTAATAAGTACATGTGGTCTACATCAAAGGATTCAAGGGTGCGTGATGCTCATCGCCACCTACAGGGGAGAATTTTCAGGTTCGATCAACCCCCCGTCACTGATCCTGCGACAGGTGCAAGAAACAATCCCGGCGAAGATTTTAACTGCCGCTGTGTAGCAATTCCCGTTTTATCAACCGTTAACATGTTGGAGTTTGATTATGCAGAAAAATGACAAACCGCTCAAGGTTCTAATTGCTTGTCCGACTTGTGGGATTGATCCTGACCCCGACCGTTGGCTAAGTTCGCTATTTAAGATTCTTAACGACGTTCGACGTAATGGATTCACGCACGCTATTTTTTGTCCGTACCGTCAGAATTGGTGGCCAGCTAACAACGAAATTTGGGACGTCGCTTTCGCTAACAAGTTCGATTACATCCTTCGGATTGACGACGACATTCACGGAGTTCCCGTTGACGGATTCACCAAGCTTCTGGAAGCTGACAAGGTTGTCATCGGTGCAGCCTATCCAAATCGCCGTTACCCGTACACCGTTCAAGCGATGCTAAGGAGGGATCCTTCCAGAAGTTTGATTGAGACCTTTGACAAGAACGAGCAGACGTTGGAGTCGGTTCAGTTCCACGGTTACACCGGGACGGATGTTCAGCAAGTTGACTTGATCGGGTTCGGTATGACACTTATTAAGGTAGCACCTTTTAAATACCTGGAACGCCCAATGTACAAAGGCGACGAGGTTTGCCCGGACGATTCTTACTTCGCTCAGATTTGTTTGGACAACAACATCCCCCAATACGTGCACTGGGGTGTAAGAATTAAACATGCGCACGTTACGTTTGCCAACTCCGGGCATCTGTTTAATGCTGACGTTCTTGAAAGAAATCCCGGACTTAACGAAAAGTCGGAAAATGTATTTTTAGCTGAACCGAATGAACCGAAAAGGGCAGTGGAAGAAAAACACCCCAATATTATGGGAAATGGGCAAAATGATCATACTAGTAATTTGTTTAAGGAGATAGAAAATGCGAAGACATGATTTGTTAGAAAGAAAGAATGGCATTGGTCATAGCTTTCCTACAAAAGAAAAAGCTGAATTTTATAAAGAGCAGTTAGAAAAAGAAGGGTATAAAGTTTCAATTCATCAAGAAGCTAATGGGTTTGTAGCTATTGTAGAAAGAGTACCAAAAGACTATGGAACTAAGTAAATGCAATTAAAAAACGCTAAAGACTGGCCAGAAGTTTATTCCTGCAAGTTCCTTGAAGCTGGGATTGTTTCCTATGAGGATTCCGGTGCTGGGATTGCTTTGCTCAAGAAAGAAACGATCGACAAGATGGCTCACACCTTCATCGGTCGTCCGGTTATCATTGATCATCAAAATGTTACACCGGAGAATTACGACAAAGTGGCCGTTGGCTACGTTATCAATGTCCGTTTTTCTCCAGAAGATGCGTGGTTCTACGCTGACTTTATTGTGACGGACGACAAAGCACGGGCTTTGATCGACGAAAAAGGCTATTCAGTTTCCTGCGCCTATAATGTTTTAGACGTAGCAGAGGGGGGTTTATGGCATGACATCAAGTTCGACGGAGAGATTACTGACGGTTCATTCACGCACTTAGCGTTAGTGAATTCTCCCAGGTATGAGGATTCTAAAATCACAAAGCAGTTACCAGCGATGCTGGTGAACGGAAAGGCTGCTCATTATCTAAACAATCAGAAGGAGTGTGGAATGTCAATTTTCAAATTGTTCAAGAAGTCGGAGAACAATAAGCAGGAGGAAGCCCCGATTCACGTCGCCCTAAACGATAAAGCCGTTCCCCTTGCTGACGTTCTTTTGTACTGCCTTAATGGCAAGAAGTTAGCGTTTGAAACTTATACTGCCAGCAATGACAAAGAAAAGTACGTTGCTCAGGATTCTGACATCGTTGACATGAACGGTAATTCTGTCAGCATCGGCGAACTCAAAGCTTGCTATCTTATGAAGTCAGAGAATGAAAAGAAAAACTCTGATGACGAAAAGAAAAAGGAAGAGGAAGCCAAGAACGCTAAGGAAGAGGAAGAAAAGGAAAAGATGGAAGCCGCAAAGAAGAATGAAAAAGAAGAAGAGGAAAAGAAAGCCAAGGAGGACGAAGAAAAAAAGAACGCTGCAGCTGAAGAAGAAAAAGCTAAGGAAGAAGAAAAAAAGAACTCCAAAGCTAAGTCCGATGCTTTCTTCCTTGAATTAAGTAATGCAAGCAAGAACTTCGACGCTCTGGAAAATGAATCTGGTTCGCCTGCTCCGAAAACACGTGCAGAACGGGCTGCTGAATTCCGAGCGAAAACCAATAAAAAAGCTTAACAATCGAAAACAAAACAGGAGGTTATAGAAATGCCTATTCAATTGAATCAGTTTAAGCTCACCAACCAACTCGGTGAGGTCATGAACCCGGCAGCAAACGTTATCGCTGTCCGTCTTTCCAGTACGTATACACCTGCGGGTGCAGCTGGTGACGTTGTTAAATTCAACGCTACCGAAGACGGTGATACGCCAGTTGTTAACCCTGCAATCTCAGGTGACGCTGGTCAGGGTGTTATTCTTTTCAACGCAAAGAAAGCTACGTACGCTGCTTTAGACGTTACCGAAATTGCTTTGGAAGGTACAATCGTTACAATGGCCGCTGCTGGTACACTCAGCCGTCGTCAGTTGGTTTCTTGGAACTCGGTCAGTAAATACGTTCAGGCAACTGCCACGAACCAGAATTATATCGGTATCACCCTGGATGAAGCTTCGGCTGCAGGTGACATTGTTCGTGTGTTGATTCGTCCGACACCTAACGCATTAGCATAATTTTAAAATCAAATCCTAAGGAGGAAATTAAAAATGAATTACAAAGGTATCGATCCGGACAAGTTTAAACACATGATGGAAGAAAAGTACAATACCAAGAAGTTCCGTGGTTTGGAACTTATGAACGCAAACGGTGACATTGCCACCTCTTCCCTTGCTTACCAGTACGCCACCGATCGTTTGACTTACATCCGTCAACGCATTGTGGAGCAGTCGTTCTACGAAGTTAACCCGTCAGAATACTTTGACGTTATCCCAGGTGAGGGTGCCTTCTCAGCCCAGATCATTACCCAGGCTTCCATTAAAACGGGTGCCAGTTTCAAATCTGGTAAGATCAACACCGCTGGTCACAACAGCAAATTAGCCACGGCTGATGCTGCAGTTACACCGTTCTACACCTACGTTCGTAACTGGGCGTTGGCAATCGAGTACAGCATCTTCGACGTTCAGCAAGCTTTGTTTACAGGTTCTTGGGATCCTGTTGAAGCTAAAGAACGTGCCCGTAAAATGGATTACGACCTCGGTATCCAAGAAATCGCATTCCTCGGGGATTCGGATGACTTGACCAATTTCCCTGGTCTTTACAGCCAATCCGGTGTTAATATCAACACCACCTTGATCACGGCTGGAACCGGAGAATTGAACGCTATGTCCGCAGCTAACTTCTCCACCTTCGTTGGTGCAGTCGTTGGAGCGTTCTTGTCAAACTGTAACCAAACCCGTTTCCCGAATACGTTCATTATTCCTCAGGACGTATACGCTGGTTTGGCTGTTCCAGTTTCTTCGACCTACCCGAACATCAGCATGTTGAGCTACTTGAAACAAGCTTTTGACATGATCATCCCGGGTGGGAATTTCCGCATCCTTCCTTCTGCTTACGGTATGGCAACATACAACGCAGCAGCAGGGGTTAACAAGTCACGTTACATCTTGATGCGTCGTGACATTGATACCTTGTTCCAAGAACTCCCGGTTGAGTATCAAACAACCGCTGTCGGGACGTTGAATAACTTCAACTTCCAGAACGTCGCCTACGCTCAATACGCAGGCGTTACGGTTCTTAAACCATTGGAAATTCTCTACATTGATAAAACATAATCAATAGAGAAATGGGGAGGGTAGTTTTCTAGCGACTTCTACCCTCTCCTTCCTAAAAACAAAAAGGAGTTAACGATGTATAGAATCACCAATAGTTCCAACCGTTCCTTTATCGTTAGGGCGGAAGATGTAATCAAAGGTGCCTCAGCAGGGCATAAAAAAGAAGAAAAAATCATTGAACCCGGTAAAGGTATCGTTGAAGTCTCCGATAAGCTCGGTAAGAACCTTGTGGGTTACGCAGGAATAACCGTCGTAGAAATTGTCGAAGAGAAGAAAACAAAAGGAAAATAAAATGAGTTGGACACTGCCAACCGTAGCTGAATTTAAAACTCAATTTTACCGAGACTTTCCTTACGCTCCAGATAGCGATCCGAGTAACTTGGATTACGTAATTGACCTAGACATTACTAACGCAATTAACGAGGCTTTCAACAACTTTAACTACGCCTTGTTTGGTGACTTAGCTGCCAAGATATTCCTTTACTTAGCCGCTCATACCTTGGTTTTGAATATTCGTAATTCGTCAATGGGGCTTTCTTCTTTGGCAAAGTTTGCTTTGGATTCTAGTTCGGTTGGTGGTGTTTCGATTTCAAACAACATCAACGATAAGTTTGCAGGGGATCCGATGTTTTCTGGATACCTAACAACGGGGTACGGAAAAAAGTACCTCGACCTTGTTTACCCGTTCACAGTCGGAAATGTCGGAATGAGTTGTGGGTGGACTACCGCAGCCTAAGGAGTTGAATGAGTTCCAAGGTTACCAAAATCGGAAATTCAGGATCGGTTAAATTAGACTTAACCAACCTGAAGTCTTTGATTAAAAACATCAACTCTCAGTACGTGGTCAAGGTAGGAATCCTTGGGGGAGACGCTTCCCAAGCGCATCAAAGAAAAGAGACGGGTGCTCCGGCTAAGGGTGGCGGTCATAAAAAAGGCAAAAACGATTCCCCCACAACCAACGCCGAAATAGGCTTGGCGCATGAAAAAGGGATTAAGTCCAAAAACCTACCCCGACGTTCTTGGTTAGAAGTTCCTCTCCAGGATCACCTGAACGAGTATTTTAAGAAACTTGGTCCAGAAGTTATTTCTGATATGTTAGTTAATCAACCCAAGTTAGCTTTTCAGAATTTAGGGTTTGTTTGTGAGCAAATTATTCTCAAGGGGTTCGAGACTAATGGTTTCGGGAAATGGAAGGCTCTTAAACAGTCTACCATTAATGCTAAAGGTTCGGATCGGATTCTCGTTGACACAGCACAACTTAAAAAATCCATAACTTCTGAGGTAGTGACCAAGTGATTAAGAACGGTAAAGATAAAGCTTTTGGACAATCTTCTGCAGGCTTACCCGACGTTTCTCCTGCCGTGATGAACCTGTTTCAACCTGTGACCGTGGGCATTATTAAAGCCACACAGGTGGGGGGTTACACTCAAACTATTGTTACCGAACGGATCCGGACAAAGGGCGTTCGTATCCAAAACCCCAATCAACTGGTAATGTCAAAGACGGGGGAAAGAATTTGGGACTCGGTCGAAATCTACTTTTTGAACGATATTAACCTAGCCGCCGACGATCTTTTTATCTTCCAGGGAATTCAGTATCGAGTAGTTGCGACCGAAGAATGGACCGAGTATGGTTACAATCGTTATTCAGTTGTCCAGGATTACACTAAAATTTATAACCCGTTACCAAATGTCCTATGATTAAATCCGACGGTATACCTCAAACTTCTCTTGACCTTTTGCGTTTGATTTTAATTAATCAAATGGGGTTGGAAGGCGACCGAGTCAATGTCTACGACGAAAAGTGGAAGATCCCTGCTTATGAGGATTTGTTCATTACCCTTGAATACCGTAACGCACGTTGTATTTCTAATCGTAATACCTTTGTTTCTACGGGCGGTGACCCCATTGAAGAGCAGGACGTTAACATGCTGGAAAACATTACGGTGGGAGTTTTCTCCAGGGATCGTTCTGCAACGCAACGCAAAGAAGAAGTTTTGATGGCAATCATGTCTCAGTATGCTCAATTTATCCAGGAGTCTTATGCATTCAAAATAGCGAGAGTGGGTTCTATCGATGATCTTTCAAGCTTAGAGGGTGCCGCAATGCTGAAAAGATACGACGTTAACTTAACCGTCTTTGCTTGGTACCAGAAAATTATTACACCCCGATATATTTCACCACCTTTCTTAGTTCGTGTAACAGCGAACGATTCGGGTAATGGGAAAATGACAAATCAATTTACGCAGATATTAACTCAACCAACATAAAGGAGTACGATGAATGTCTACACTTCCGTTGTCTAATGTAATTTCCGTGAACGTCTTCTTCCCACCTACGGGAGTCGGGGCGTTTAATGTAAACAACTTAGCTTTGTTTACTTCTGATGCTTTTTTAAGTAATCCTGATAACGACGCCTATCGGGTTTACACTTCCGCTCAGCAGGTAGGGGTTGATTTCGGAACCACGACTGAAACCTACGAACAAGCCGTTGCAGTTTTCTCCCAGCAACCGAATATCTTAGCTGGTGGTGGTACGTTGATCATCTTCCCAAGCTTTGTTAATAGCGCAATCAACGCAGTTAGCATTGCAGCAGGTGGTACGGGATACGTGGTCGGGGATGTTCTTAACGTGGTTCAGGGGGTTGCTTACGGTGGTGTGGTTCGTGTATCGAGCGTTTATGCAGGGGCGGTCACGGGAGTTACCGTGGTTTCGGGCGGTGCAGGGTATTCTGCAGCAGTCGGTTTAACTACCACTGGCGGTACGGGTAGTGGATGCACCATTACTATCTCGACAGTTACCACTGAAACTTTAACGCAAGCTGTCGCTCGTGTGTCAGAAATGGTCTTCTTCTGCGGTATCATTTCCACGTCGTATGGTGCTAATTCAACCTGGGCAGCGTTGGCAACGGCGATTCAATCTTACGGTAATAAGCTTTTGTTCTTACCTTCGAACGCTTTGACCGATATCCCTGGAGTTTTCACTACGATTAAAAATGCAACGAATTACTACACACGTTGTTTGTATTACTCTGGTACGGCTTTGCAAGGTCGTTTGTTCGCAGCTTCTTATGCGGCTAGACTCTTGTCCGTGGACTTTACGGGTTCCTTCACAGCCATCACAATGAACCTGAAACAACTTTCGGGTGTCACAGCTGACGCAGGGATCAATACAACTGTTGCAGCGTTGTGCGTGACGGCAGGGGTTGACGTGTACGCTTCTTACGCCAACGTTCCAGCAACCATCTCAAACGGAGCAAACAAATACGCTGATCAAGTTTTCAACCTTATCTGGTTCGTTCTCGCTCTCCAGGTAGCTGGGTATAACGCTTTAGCTACTTTGTCAACTAAGATTCCTCAGACAGATAGCGGTATGAATCTTTACAAAGGTGCTTTAAAACAAATCTGTGAGCAAGCAGTAGCCAACGGTTACTTGGCTCCCGGGACTTGGACAGCGGTTGATACCTTCGGGAATCAGGCTGACTTCCTTAATAACATCCTTTCCAAAGGTTACTATATCTACTCTGCTCCGATCAATCTACAAACCGTTGCAGCAAGAGCAGCACGTCAAGCACCACTCGTTCAGATTGCAGTTAAAGAAGCCGGAGCAATCCAGTCCAGCGTCATCAACGTATATGTTAATCCGTAATTCTAAAGAAGGAGAAAATAATGTCAATTGTAGCATTAACTGGAAAAGACACTATCACGATCAATGGTCGTAATCTTAACGACTTTGCGGATGGTGTGGTTGCAGAAATTACATTCCCAAATGACCTAGTGCAAATGAAAACGGGGAAAAATGGTAATACGCTTTACGGTTTGAACAACACAGGAAGACAAAGCGAAGTTAATTTGAGAGTCATTCTTGGTTCATCGGACGACATCTTTTTTAACAATCTACTCCTGAATATGCAGAGCAACTTTGCAGGCTTTGCCTTGATGGTCGGTACTTTCGTTAAAAACGTTGGGGACGGTGCTGGAAATGTGAAGCCCGTAACCTATGTTATGTCGGGTGGGGTTTTAAAACGTCCGGTCAGTGCAATGGAGAACTCTGACGGTGACACGAATCAGTCAGTTTCCGAATGGCACTTAATGTTTAGCAACGCTCCTAGAGCGATAGGTTAAGCCCATGGAACCACTTAAAAAGACACTCGAGTCCGGAGTGGAACTGACAGTCAGTTTGGCTTCTTTTCCAGAAGGACACCGCTTGTTTAAAGCGGTAACAAAAGAATTACAAAGTGTCGACTTGGCTGAGGACACCGTTCAAAAACTGTCCATGCAGTTAGTTTCCAGTGACGCAATCGAACAAGCTTTGTGGCCTTGCATGGCACGGGCGACGTATAACGGTTTAAAAGTTAACCAAGAATTATTTGAAAATGCAGAAGCTAGATGTGACTTTCTGGAAGTCATGAAGGAGGTGCTGGCTTATAACCTCGTCCCTTTCTCAAAAAACCTAGGTTCATTGTCAACGGCCATATTCCGAAAAGATACAGATATCCTAACGTAAGTATAAACGTTGACGATTCAGTAATTATTGTTCTTAGGTTAAGTAAACACGGATATGGTAGTATTAAAGAATTAATGGAAATGTCTTCGGAGTGGATTTTAGCAGCACTGGAGTATGACAACTTTGTTAACGAGTTAGAAAGTGCTTTTGTAGAACTGAATAAGGACGCTCGATGAAAATAGCTGAATTGTTTGCAGAAGTTGGTTTTAAGTTTGACTCCATTAAGTTGAGAGAGGTTACTAAGTTGCTAGGTAATCTTAATCTTTCTTCCGTGGTGGGAGCGACTTCACTAGCTACCCTAGGAAAGGGGATTGCTTCTATTATGGATCAAGCAAGTAAGGCTTCCGTAGCGTTACTCAATCTAAGAGAAGCCACGGGTTTAGATCCCCTTAGACTCCACCAACTGGATGTTTACTTCCAGAAGTTTGGAGCCAGTGCGGGAGAAGCCCAACAAGCAATTTACAATTTAAACAAGTTACGTCTCGAAGTTCTACAGGGTAGAGGTGACGCTCAACCGTTCATTATGACAGGGTTGTCTCCTACAACCGACACCCTTAAGCTACTGGATCAAATTCATGAAAAGTTTAGTGATACGTCCTTCTTGAAAAACTGGGCAGGATCTTTTGCTCAGGGTGCTCAGTCTCTTCAAGAAATGCGTGCTGCCTGGAAAGACATGATTGCAAGTCAGTTCGGTTTTACTTCAAGTATGTTACGGGGTTTAGATCAATCTAATGAAAAATGGAAAGATCAATTAAAGATATTGGGTTTGAATCTGGAAGAAGTAAAAGCAAACGCTGAGGTGCATGAAAAATGGGTTGGTGCCATGAATGACCTCAATCTTGAGACACAGAAATTAGTTACCAACTTAACTCCGATTGCTATTGAGGTTTTAAAAATTGTAGAAGCTACCACACGTTGGGTAGACAATACAAAAATTTTAGAGAACTTGTTGAAACGAGGAGTTACCAACGTTAAAGCTTACGGGTACATGGCGCACGAGGTTGGGAACAAAGGGAGTCAGTTTATAAAAGATATAATCCCTAACCTCAGAGGGATGCTGTTACCAAGCGTAGATCGTCAAATGAAACAAACAAACAATGTTACGGTGCACGTCAATGCTAACAATCCCGAAGAGTTTGTAACTAAATTTGATTCAGTATTTAAAAAATATCTTTCTAACGCTGACATTCAATTCGGACAACAACGATGAGCCTAAATTTAAACTTTGCTTCAAAGAAACCTAACTTAGTTCAGAATGCAGCCAATCTCCTTTCTTCAGTTGTTAACCAGGCTATCGTTAGACCTCTTGGAATGCCGAACGTCATTGGTGTTTCTGGATTCGTAATGGACATTCTGGAGGATGAAGAAATAAGTTTAGATTCGGACATTACTGATCATTACGTTGAACAGAACTACGCTATTCAAGATCACATAGCTTTGAAACCCGTGCGGTTTTCCCTCAAAGGATTAGTGGGAGAACAGGTAGACTCTTTACCCAATTCGCTCGCTACTATCTTTACCCAGGTAACAGGGCTGTCTACGTTAGGGGGACTGACTCCGCAGTTTAACGTTCAGGATGCTCAATTCTACGCAAAGGTGAATGACGTAGTTCAGCTTGGAACTAACGTTTTGAAACAGGTTAAGAATGTCTTTCAACTTTTCAATCAGTCTTCCACAACCACCAACAAACAACAAACGGTGTACCAATTCTTCTACAACATGTGGAAGACTCGACAACTTTGTTCGGTAGAAACTCCTTTTGCGGTATTTGAAAACATGGCTATTGAGTCCGTCCGGGCATTCCAATCTGGTGACACGGACATGATTAGTGAATTCGTGGTTACTTTTAAACAGATTCAAACCGTTTCAACCGTAGTTTTTTCGGGTAACGTGGGATCGATGGTTTCACAAAACCTCGGATCAATTTCTAACCTACCCCGTGAACCCGGAGGACGTTTTGAGCAGATGGTTTCTTCTCCAGTAAGCTTGGGAACCGATCCGGGTAAAGCTAATGACGTAAACGGTAACTTGATTTCCGTAGCAAATACTTCTCAAAACCTATATGTTCAACAAGCTGGTGCACCGAATGAGTATTAATCTATGAAACAGATAACCTCTTTAACGAATGATGCAAATCAGATTTTAGCTGTCATCCTGGACGATGGAACAAAGGTTAGTATTAATTTAACCTATTGTCCGAATCAATTGGGGTGGTTTTATTCTTTAACTTACGGGGAGTTTTCGGTGAACAATCGGAGAGTGGTTAATTCCCCAAATATGTTAAGACAATTCAGAACCTTTATTCCTTTCGGTTTAGCTTGTTTAGTCGTTGATGGGTATGAGCCGATTTACCAAAGTGACTTTGTGGACGGAAGGGCTTCGTTGTATATTCTGAATGCTGAGGATTTAGTAGAAACTGAAACTCTGATTACCGTAACGTTACCGAACTTTGTCGGGTATCCTTTAAACTAATGACACTTATAACTAGTACCAATAAATTCCAAAGAACTTACACAATGCAAATCCAAGGCATTGATGGTACTATTTATAATGTGGGTTCGGAAAATGGTGGTTCTCTTTTGACCTTAGAGTTTTCCGTTAAACGTGACGTGTTAGCTTCGGCTCAATCGGGAACTTTCCGCATTCGAAATCTTAACCCCAGTGTTCGATCCCAGATCTATAAAGACTGGTTTGACACCGGAAGGTTACCAACGGTGATCGTTAAAGCTGGATACCTCGGGACGCCTTTGTCCACTATTTTCAACGGGATTGCTTTGTCGATAACCTCGTATCGTGAAGAAGGTGGAACGGACTTTATTACCGAAATCGAAGGGCAAGATTACTCTTTGGTAATGTCCAATAGCTTTTCGAACTGGACAATTGGGGACAACAACAACCCTGTAAATCAGGAAGACGTGATTAATCGTTTGATTGGAGATCTCAAACTTACTGCCCAGAAGTACGGTAAGACTCTCGCTACGGGAATAGTGGGGGGTTTTCTTGCAAACCGTTACACGTATACGGCTAACGATTACACCTGGAATTTGTTGCAAGTTGAGACCAATCGCCTTTCATACATTGACAATGGTAAAATTTATTGCCTCCCAAACAACTATGTTTTTGAAGGCGACGTTAACTTAGTTTCTTCCGAGACGGGTTTGTTGGGAAGTCCTCGTAGATACCAGAGCAATTTGATTGCAGAAATGATCTTTGAACCGTCAATTATTCCTGGACAACAAATTTACTTAGACACCAATCTTGACAAATCGTTTAATAGTTCTAAGAACGGAACCTATAAAGTTACGGGCGTGCAGCATGCGGGAGTTATCTCTTCAGCTGTGAGCGGTAAATGTAAAACCTTAATAACCATGCAAATTATAGGGACTCCGTTTGTAGCGAGTTTTGGTTTATGACAGAAAATACTTCAAACAATAGGTACATAGTTCCCGACCTAGCTGAGTTTCTTTCCAGAAGAATGGACGATATTTCAGCTAGGATCAATTGCTTAACTATGGGTACAATCATTTCTTTTAATGCCACAAACCAAACTGCGGTCGTATCTGTCAATTTTCAAAAAGTGATTAAAGGCGTTAATCCTACTGACAATATTGGTGAAGTTTCGGACATGGTTGTGAATTATCCCACACTGGTGAATGTACCCGTAGCATTTATGAACGGTGGAGGAGGTTATTTAACTTTCCCGATTATTCCAGGTGACTCATGTATTCTTCTTTTCTGTGACCGAGACATGGACATTTGGTTTGCAACGGGGCAAGTAACCCCTCCGAATTCTGAAAGATTGCATGACATTAATGACGCTGTTGCTTTAATTGGAATCCGTAATTTACAGCAATCTCTAAGTGGATATTCTACTACGAAAGTTCAATTGAACTTTCCTACGGGGTTGGTAACGGTAACCGACCTAACTGGAGAAAGACTAAATCAGGCGGGATTCCTCCAACCGTACGCTGGTTCCAGTGCACCTTCGGGTTGGTTATTATGCTACGGTCAAGCCATCAGCCGTACCACTTACGCTACTCTGTTTGCTGTGATCGGGACTACGTACGGTTCAGGGGACGGTTCCACAACCTTTAATGTACCCGATTTACGTGGTAGAACTGTTGCAGGGTTGGATAACATGGGCGGTTCGAACGCAAATGTTTTGACCAATACTTACAACCCGAACCGTAACACTCTGGGAGGAAATACTGGAGAAGAAGCTCATCAGCTTTCTATTCCAGAAATGCCAGAACATGACCATCCGGGCAGTACTGCTAATACTCGGAATGATAGTTCAGCTGCTGGTGCTGCTGATGCGGCGGTTCAAGCTCAATTAATTAATAGTCTTATAAATGTTACCGTAGCTCCTCAGGGTAGTGACACACCTCACCAGAACGTTCAACCTACAAAGATGGTTAATTGGATTATAAAAATATGATCATTAGAGCCTTAGACATAAATCACGATTGGACATTTGGTAAAGGTAAAGAGAATTACCTCTCAGGGCAGTTAGCAATTGCTGAAAATATCCAAACTCGGATATTGTCTTTTTTCGGTAATTGTTTTTTCGACATGTCGGCAGGGATTAATTGGTTCACACTTTTAGGGATACCGAATAGTGAACAGCAAATCATGCTGAATGTGCGAGCAGTAATCCTTCAGTCTTACGGAGTTGTGAGCGTAAATAGCATCAGCTTAAACTTGGTTAATTCAAATCGCAGAGCAACTTTGACTTACAGTATAAACACAATCTACACTCAAAATTATACTCAAACCTTACAGGTGGTACAAGATGTCTAATCAGATAACAGCAGCAGGGATTCAAATCGAAACTTTCGAACAAATCGTATCGAATATCATTAATGGGACTTCCGATACCCCTGGTTTGATTCAGATTTACGGAGCCGATATTAATGTGGCTTCAAATTCCCCGGACGGGCAAGCGGTCAACATTTACGCTCTTTCAAAAATGGACATTTTGAATCTCTGCGTAGCTATCTACAATTCCATGGATCCTGATCAAGCTGTGGGGGTGTCCTTAGACCGCATTGCTCAAATTTCGGGGTTGACACGTAAACCTGGAACTTACACACAGGTAGACATTGACGTGGTAACCAACCAAAGCGTTAACCTAAATGGACTGGATACTTCCACCCCGGTTACTATCCAGGATTCCAACGGTAATTTATTCTACCTTATTACCTCAGCTTCTCTTTCTTCTGGAACCACTAGCCTCAGTTTTCAATCTGCAGCAATCGGCTTTATCCAGGTATTAGCAAATACCTTAACAACTGCGGTAACGATCGTAGCAGGGGTAGTGAGTGTAAACAATCCAGCAGTTCCTACGCAGGTGGGTACGAATCAAGAGACCGACGCTAATTTCAGATTACGTCGACAAGCCTCCACTGCTTTCCCAGCACAGAGTTCTTTGAAGGCTCTTTTCTCAGGATTAAATTCTCTGGTAGGGGTAACCGAAGCGGTCGTATACGAGAACACTACCAACGCAGTTGACGCTGACGGGATCCCTGCGCACGGCATTTGGGTGGTAATGGACGGGGGAACAAACGCTGAAATCGGGGAAACCATTTATACTTATCGAAACTTGGGTATCCCGATGAAAGGGGCTGAGACTTACGTAGTGACTCAGATAGACAGTTCTACAATTACCATGCAATACGACAACGTGGTAAATGAAGACCTATACCTCGAAGCTACCTTGGTATCTTTGACAGGTTCAGCTATCGATCGTACCGCTATCAAAGCGGCTTTAGTAACGAATTATGTTTTAGGTATCTATGATACAGCTGACGTTTCAACTCTGAATCAGCAAATTCGTGCTATAAATCCTGACGTAGTTTGTTCTGGTTTAGGGGTTTCCGATGACGGGATTGCTTGGGTAAATCTTTTAAGTCCTTCATCCAAACAGAATAAATTTGTTCTATCAACCGCTAGAATAACCTTGAGCTAAGTCTATGACCTTAAGTGAAGCTTTAGATTACTACGCAAACCAGTTAATAATTCAGTACGCTAAACTACCAAAAGCAGAAGATACGATAAAGTGCTTGGTAAACAACGCCGTGTGCGATGGATTGGTTTTTTCTCTCCAGGACGCTTTTAACTTAGATACGGCTTCTGGAGAACAACTCACTATTCTTGGAAGAATTGTGGGAGTCCCTAGAGAAATCTTTGGTTTAGACTTGACACACGAGTTTTTCAACTTTACCAGGTATTCTGGAGTTCCTGCTAGTTTTGGATTCAATCGATTCAGTACTCCAAACGATACGTATTATATTTCAAGATGGCAAACCACAGCTTCTTATACGACAACTGATTTTGAGTTACTAGCCTTAATTAAAATTAAAATTATCGCTAACAATAATTATACCTCTTTAAAAACAATTAAAGAAGCTTTGTACGAAATTTTTGAAGGAGCAATTGACGTGGTAGATAATTTAGATTATACCATAACTTACAATCTTCAAAATCCGTATCACAACGTGGGAACTATCTGTGACTTTTTAGACAACATACTACCGAAACCGATGGGCGTAGGTATCAATATTATCAATGTATAGGAGACTTGAATGGCAAAACTAACCAGGAAAACCTTACTACAATTTGGTAGCACAGTAAATGCTGGGTCAGAAATTGGTCAGTTTGGTTCTTACGCTGCCCCAATTTACACTGCTGACATTGCTACCCTCCAAGCAGGTACTGCGTGGCCACGAGGGTGGGCGGCTGAAACTGTTGCAACAAATCGACCGTTCCTTGAAGACATGAACGCCATTGACTATGTGTACGGTTACATGCTTTCTTACATTTTGCAAATGGGCATCCCTGAGTATGATTCAGCAACGACCTATTATATTGACAGCTTTGTGCAGGTAGCTGGACAAATCTATCAATCCTTGGCCGACAACAATACCGGGAATACTCCTTCTTCTTCTCCAGCAAGTTGGCAACCTGGAATCGGATCTAAGAATACTGAAACCGCTGGTGTGGTTAAAATGTTTGCTGGATCAATTGCTCCTACGGGTTACTTGATATGTAACGGTGCCGCAGTTAGTAGAGCTACGTATGCGGCGTTGTTTGCTATTTGTGGTACAACTTACGGGGCTGGAGACGGTGCAACAACTTTCAATATTCCCGACTTGAGAGGGAATGTAGCAGTAGGGTATAAGGCGTCTGATTCTGATTTTGGTACGTTGGGCGCGAACCCTGGTGCAAAGACACATACTTTGATTACTGCAGAAATGCCAGCACACAGTCACTCTACCTGGTATGCTCATAACTCTGGAAGCGGTAGTGAATCTCCGGCAGGTGGTAGTAATACCAATAGACAAGACGCTTCTACTTCAACCGAAGGTGGTGGAGGAGCACACAATAATATCCAACCTTCATTGGTTCTTAATTACATCATCAAAACTTAAGGATCTTATATGCAGAATGATTGTGAAGTAGCTATCGATATCGTAAGAGGAACAGATTTTTATTTACCAATTATTTATATGGTAAGTGTAGAATCGATCGGACTAAAATACCCAGTTAATATTACTGGGTACAGCGTGCAAATGCAGGTAAGACCAACGGTGGGTTCTACGGGTACACCACTAGTGAATATCTCTACGGCACTGGGTACAATTTTAATCGATGGACCAAGTGGAAAAATAGAATTACTAATCCCCAAAAGCGTAACCACTACTCTTCCAGTAGGAAGCTGGAGTTATGATGTTTTAGTAACAAACGTAAGTGGGTGGACAGAACAAATTATCTTTGGGACGGCTAATGTTATTGAAAGGACTACTAAATGAATCCAGGAATAGTGCTACTACAACAGCAGAAAGTAATTGAGGCACTATCTCAATTCCCTATTTTACCCCAGTATCGAAACTTCTCGATTGTCGCTACTTCAGACGGACAAACGGATTTTGAACTTGACGACTACCCGGTATTGACGGGGATTATTTCCGTGAATATAAATGGGATAGCTCAGGATCCTTTAAACGGGGATTATACTATTTTGGACAGTACCCTGACTGTAAGCCCTGGAAGAGACATCGGAGACAAGGTGGCTGGTTTTTATCAAGTCATGACTCCGGTGGTGGGGGCTAATGTTCTTAATTTTGCCTCGTATTATGAGTTGGTCGGCACAGCTGACAAGACCGTGTTCACGCTTTCTTTCCAGCCTAACCCTATTGTATATGTAGCAGTGAACGGAGTCGTACAAGACAACTTAGACTATACAATAAACGGTTACACATTGACCTTGAACGTAGGATTAGATATAAACGATAAACTATATGTAGTCGGAATTAACAGCTAAGGAGAAACAAATGAAAAAATGGTTTTTAAGTTTACTTGCAATCCTACTTTCGTCGTCTTTAGCTTTTGCTGATACGAAAGTCCCGGCCAAGGACGTTACAGTTAATACGTCTACTTTCGGAGACAACATACCTGTCGACGCAAACACGGTTCAAAAGGCTCTTCAGGCTGTCAACGATGCCACCTTTGGTGGTACCCCAGCAGGTTCTACTGGGCAGTTTCAGTATAATAACGGAGGGATCTTTGCTGCCGGTAACATGCTTTACACGGACGGCACAAACATCGGGATTGGTAATGCTTCTCCTACCCAGAAACTGGACGTTACTGGAACTGTAAAAGCCACCACGTTCAGTGGTAGTGGTTCAGGGTTAACAGGTATTCCATTAAGTGGTGCGGTTACTGGTAATCTTCCCGTGGGTAATTTAAACAGCGGTACTTCCGCAAGTTCTTCAACTTTCTGGAGGGGGGATGGGACGTGGGCTGCACCTACAAGTAGCGGCGGAGCTATTGCTACGTATACGGTATGTGCCTCTAATAAAACCGCTACGTATAAGTGCGATTATACGGCGGACGGAACTGCGGATCAGGTAGAGATTAATGCTGCTATAGTTGCAGCTAATGCTCTTACGTACGGAGGAAAAGTATTTTTAACTGAAGGAAGTTTTAATATTTCTCAAAGTATAAAACCACTACCTAATGTGTGGGTTCAAGGCTCAGGTATGTTAGGTCAAACAACGTTGTTTGGTCTACAATCGCTAAATAATACGGGTATCTTTCAAAATTGGGATGGAACTGCTGGTTCTCCAACAAATAATATCCGTATAAGCGATATGAAAATGGTAGGAACCGATATGCGAAATGCTACGTATGGGGTATCTCAAAAAGGAATAAGTATAATTTATTTAAACAATAGTAAAATTGATCATACTTGGATATATGATACTCCAGCTACGTGCTTAGCAACCGATCACGCTACTCGAACAGTTATTGACAATAATATTGTTGAAAGTTGTGGTAGTGCTGCTAGATCGATTGGCGGTCACGGTGTACCGCTGGGAAGTAATGGTATCGGATTTGGAACGAACGGTACTGGCATAGATGAAAATGTTATTATAACAAATAACCAGGCTGTAAATGTCTTATACGATGCAGGAATTCTTTTAGAAGAACAAACGGGATCTACTTCTCCGAATTATAATTTTGTTATTGCTAATAATACCACTTCAGGTTGTTTTGATGGCATTCGTATTAGTGGGACTTCCGGAGTAATTATTGCAAATAACACCGCAGTTAATAATAGTAATGATGGAATAGTAGTTACTACGGGCACCTTTGTTAATCTTACGGTAAATGATTTCACAGTTACAGGAAACATAGTATTAAATAATACCCTTAATGGTGTTGAATTCCGTGGGTATTCAACAGATACAAATTCTCGAATAATCTTTACTAATAACATTGTGAGGAATAACGGAGGCTACGGTGTTAGAACAATGTTCAATCGATCCCTCATCAGTGGAAATATTATTTCAGCCAACGGGTTAGAAGGCATCTACGCAGATTTAACCATTCTTCGGAACGTGGATAATGTAAATATTTCCAATAATACCATTACCAACAATGGTACATTAGGAACAGCAGGAAGAAATGACGGGATTAATATCGTTATACCTGCTGGTAAAGCTATAAATGCTTTACAGATTAAGAGCAATATCATCACCGATACTCAAACCACCCCTACTCAAAGATATGGTATTACTATTGACAACGCAGGATTACTATCTAACTTTGCTATGGATAATAATTACTTAGCAGACAACAGTACAGGGGAGACTAATTTTACAAAGGTTCCTTTAGATCGAGTTATCTTAGCTGGCGGAGAAGGTATCTCTACTCTTGCTGGAGGGCTAAACGTTCCTACAACTGCGGATATTCAATCAGGGGGTTCAAGAATAAATTACAATTTAATTGGCTACGGTACAGGAACCGCTTACACACTTACTAACGCTTCAGCATTTGTTGACATGGGTACCAGTGACCCCACCATGGTAATCGATAAAGCTGGAACATACACCCTTTCAGGGAGTGCTCAACTAAAGTATAATGCGGTTACTTACGCGGCTGATCAGACAGCAAACTGTGTACTTTATCGTACCAACAATACCGCAGGAGCAGTTCCCTTAGCTACAAGTACTGTTAACCTAAGAATTATTGCTTCACCTATTACCGATAATGCTGGCACTATTACCTTACCCCCTGTTCTATACACCACAACAAATACAAGTGATCAAGTTCAGTTATGGTGTTCAGTATCAGCTACTCCAGGAGCAGGTAGTGTACAGGTTATTTCCGCTTGGGTAAGAGCACATAGAGAATTCTAAAAACTTATAAAAATATAAAGGAGATTATGCAATGAAAAAATTAATATTACTACTACTACTAATCTTTGGGTTCTGCAGTAACGCTTTTGCTACAAAATTCATGTACAATTTCGGGTCAAATACTAATAATTCAGCTGACGTATCCTACTGGTATATCGACGGTATCGGAACATCTTCGGCTTTCGAAGCCCAAAGATTTATGCCTGTAGCTTTACCTGTAAAACTTAGTAACCTATCGGTAGTAACAACAATTGCTCCCACAGCAGGACAGGGAGTTATTTATACAGTATTCGTTAATGGTGTTGCAACAGCTTTAACGTGTACTATTCCTGATCTGCTTCTAGTATGTACTGATACTACGCATACCCTCTATCTGAATAAAAATGACAATGTTTCTATCTACGTTACAAAATCAGGGACTCCAACCTATGGTCCATTTGTAGGATATGTACAGGCTGAAATTGAAAATAATAACTATGACTCATTGGTGGGAAGTGGTGCAAATAATACGTCAGTGAGTAATGCGGTAACTAATTACCTTGGGTTATTTACTGAGACCCCCTCAACAAGTGAAGCAGCCCACCAATTCGTCATTCCCTTAGATGGATATCTGTCTAAATTATACGTTCAGCTCTCAGGAATTCCTGGAGCAGGAAAAAGCTATACTATTACTGTCAGAAAAAATGGAGCCGATACTGCTTTAACTATCCCAGTTGCAGATAGTGCAACAACTAATGAAGATTTATTTAATAGAATAGCAGTATCTGCTGGTGATCTTATTGCGGTATCAGTGGTACCTTCAGGAACCCCCACAGCTAGAATTGTATCATTTTCTGCTGTCTATACTTCTTCAATCTCGGGGTATTTTATTAAAGGTATGAACACGGGTTCTACCTCACTCTCCCCATCTTCCACTTACTATACTGCCTTTGTAGGTACCATAGCCCCCACTACGTCAGGTCTAACGCAGAATGAACTTATCCCACCGAATCTTTACTTAAAAAGAATGTACGCCTATTTAGCCACTGCTCCTGACACGGGAGTAGGGACTCAAAGTTACGCAATTACCCTCAGAGATTCAACAGCTTCCAGTAACACCACAGCAACGTGTACTATATCCGATATCGCTCAATCTTGTTTATTCAAATACCCAGTACCTTTACCTGCTACCGATATGCGAGCATCTTATAGTGCAGTTCCTTCTGGTACACCGGCAGCGTCAACCTTAACTGTAGGTGGAGCATTTACTCTAATCCCTCCTCAAGCATCTAATATTAAAGGTTACTAATATGATAGAAAACGTAGTCTTGACTATTCCTCCAGAAAAATACAAGTTCATGGTAAAGACCCTAGAATCCTTCAAGTCAGGAATACGTTTATTAAACCTAAATGCACTTTATAAACAAAGCCTAATAAAAGAACTCCACACCATAGAGAGCATCATTAAAACTAATAGGAGTCAGTGATGGAATTCACTCAAGAATTTAAAGATGAAATGCTAAAGGAGATTAAAAATTTCAGAGTCCTACTCGTAGGTGACGGCACACTAGAAAATACTGGATTGATCGGTGTTGTAAAAGATCACGACAATTACGTCCGTGACGGTAAGAAGTGGCGGTGGGCGATTATTGGATTGATCGGATCATTTGCCACGTACGTTGTCGGAGGGTTCATACTGTACGGCAAAATGGAAGAACGAATTGAATGGCACGACAAATACATTAAATACTTTATTGACGAGAGAATGAATGCAAAAACACCAGTGCAACCCAATTACTATGACCCCCGAACAACTAAAAAACATTAAGGACTGTGTGAGGAAGATTGTGATACTGGAGAAAGCTATACAATTAAATAAACTCGAATTAGCCATTACTCTCATTGATCAGCTTAGGTTTGATTTAGGTCTACTAAATGAAGAAAGAAAACAAAGGAGACACGAATGAACTTGATTATCAAACTACTCAATCTTTTAAACGGCTACAAGACTTACCTAACAGCAACAGCTGCTGTTCTAACGGCTATCGTTGCCTACCTTAATCACGCTATCACAATCGAGGAGTTGCTCACAGCAGTCTTTACCGCTATCCAAAGTATGAACATTCGACACGCCATTACTACGACTGTATCCAAAGCAACTGGAGAAAAACTATGAGGGATTTTATTCTAGTGATTCTAATGCTGGGTATTATCGGCTGCACTTTTTCCAGGCAAATGGAAGTTACAGCAACGGGTACGAATGTTGAGAGCATTTACGGTAGCGGAAGCTTGAACACTGGGTATAAATCTAACACAACCACGGGGTTCTTAAATGGAAGAAATTAAAGAGGGAAAGGTGTATACTGATCCTAAAAAATTCACCGAAGCTGATTTACCTCTGATTGTTTTAGCGGATGACCTAAGGGGGTTCATTGGTTACGCCATCAAGTCCCATACCAAAGGAAATTACAACCACGCCTTCATTATGCATCGTCCAGGATTCTGTGTTTCCCAGGATTTCGGAGGGTTTAAAGAACACCCGATCGATGTCTATCTTACCGAAGGAATGATGTTGAAATTCTGGAAAGTAAGAAACTTGACTTTGGTGGAAAAAAGTATTATCCTCTTGAACATTAAAAAGAGACTGGGAAGAAAGTGGTGGCAAAATAGCTATGACTTCCTAGGGGTTCTTGTTGGCCAGGTAACCCGACTCCGTTGGATCCAGAATCCTTTTCAAATGTTTTGCAGTGAGCAGGTAAGATGGGATTTCCTTAAACCCTTAGACCGAGCAATTAAGTTCATACGTCAGCAACCAAGTCCAGCTGACCTGGATGCTAGTTTCAAGCCAAACCCCAACGTGTTTATTCCCGCAGGGTATTGGTGGAGTGACTAAGATACCCCTGCCGTAATTGGTAGGGCGGTTGGTGAAAAAACGGAAGAATAGCCTTCGACCTTGAGCAAGTTGGAGGCTATTT